ATGTGAACTTCAAAGAAGCTTCCATTCTGTCTGGTTTTGGTGTGAGAGCAAAGAACTCATTGGTTTACAATCGTAAGTTTGGTTTTCAATGTAAGTTTTGTGCCTATATCTTCAGGGATGAAATTGTCAATCATGATGATCTAAAACCACAAAAGGGAATGTTGGATCTATGTGATGGTTGTGAGGATTGTATTCGAAACTGCCCCGTGAATGCCATTCATGAGGATTGGATTGATGGCGCAAAGTGTGACAATTTCATTGGATATGGTAATGATCCAAGTGTGTCATCCTTGAAGTGGTTTTGGTATGAAAAGATGAGACCACGGAACATTTCTAAGGATGAAGTGTATGAATGGAATTCTCATGCAACTCATGGTAAAAACATCGTATGGGGTAAAGGTATTGATGGTTCCTATGAGCTAACCATGGAAGGATTGATGAGGGATGGAAATCCAGTCAAGATCCCACACTGTAGGAACTGTCAAGAACAACCAAAGTGTAGTAAGGCACCATTTATTGATGACCAATCATGACTGAACAACAAATTGATCTGTTACGCACTCTCATACAAGCGGAGATTGAATATGCTATCCAGAATGAAAACGACTATCGGTTTGCTTTTGAACAGGATAAAGCAAATGACCAGGCATGGGAAACATTCAAACGAACTTTCAGAGGAGGAAATCTGGAAGACTATGTGGGAGAATGCTGAAAAGATCTATGTTTCAAAGGAAGCTTATGATAGACTGGTAGAGATGATTAACCGACCACCAACACCAGAACAAATCGAGAGTATCAGGAAACTTATGCAACGTAAAGCACCATGGGACTGAATGATGATATGCCGTGGGTCAATCTCACTCAAGAAGAAGTTGATGAACTCCGCACAAAGAAGTATGAACTCACGGAATACGGTAAACACCGCATACAACAACTGATGAACAATCAAGAACCATATCCTGATGCCATGTTTGAAGAAGCTGAGCGTAGGGAAAAGAGCAATCGTGTTCTACAACGCTACAATGATTACTACAATATGGAATGTGCCAGTTTGCCTCATGGCACACCCATTACACCAGAACATCAACAAATGATTACTCTACAGTGTATGATTGATGCCATACGCTGTGAATATCTCAATCAAGAATATAATCATATCGCTATCACTGATATTGAAGATCTGATCGAACAATTAGATCATCAAGCAACTAAGTTTCTACAACGAGTACAACAATTTAAAGATAGTGCAGATGGTGTGGCATGACTGATAAAGAACTGTACAATCCAGATGAATTCCTACTGGACAACATCAAGGCATATCATTATGAAGTGATGGATGAAGGTGAACATGTATGGATGGCATTTTATTTTAATAACGGTAATACAGGACACTTGAATATTTTTCTCAATAATGGTAAAATCAATACACGTTATGAAGAATGGGATGAAGAAACAACATGATCTTAATTACGTATGCAATTGGTGTCATGGCAGGATCTGTTCTAATTAATTACTTACTCATGAAATATACGGATGGTGATGATGACACTTAGAGCACAAACATTAATGCAAGAAGTATGGAATGAACGTAACACATGGGCAGATACAGAAAATAAACTTGTTGCAGCAATCATTCGTAAGATGATCTCTCATGCTAAAACATACACAGCATCAACAATGAATGATCTACAAGTGATTGATAAGAATGATCTCATCACACTGTCAAAAGAATTAGAACAACTCAAATGACATTCACTCAAACATCTAATCAACCATACGATAGACACAAGTATAAACTGTATCTGATGAATGGTAAGGTAGAACAGTATGAATGGTATGATGAACTAATAGCACGATGGATACAAACACCATCACAGTTCCTATCACATGTAGAAGTCATAGATAGAAAGAAAAAACGATAGGATGATTGACGAGAATACACCATACAAGTTAGCAGAAATCATACGAGATACATGGCCTCAATTATATCATCTGAAGAGAGATGATATTGATAATCAACAAGGTTTTCAATGTGCTTCCGCTCCAGTCATAGCAAGGGTTCTCAATAAGAAAGGTCTTATTGATAATCAACAATAAGAAATGGTTAAAAAAATATAGTATATCCGAGTGATACAGAGGTATTGATCTGTATCGTTCGGTAACGTTCGAGAAGGTGCGGAGTGGTTGTTGGCTTAGCGTGTAACCTATCGAAAGTCAAGTTCAGGTGTGCCAGTACTCAAAGTGTCACAAAACCCCTCTGAGGACCTCCCAGATGCCTTATACTACCTAGGTAATCGAGAGACATCCCAAATGCTCACCACCACTGAGGTTATTGAGAAACCCCTGACCCCTCAGCAGAAGATTGCCCTGGACAATCAGCAAGTCTGTGAGGCATTCGTAGAAGCTCTTAAGGCAGGTGATAAGAAGACTGCTACCGAGTATGCTAAAGTGATCATGTTGAAGGCGATGTCCCTCTGAGGTTTTCCACAACCTGTGGAAACTGTGGAAAACTCATTTATTGAGATTCTCAATAATCTTAAAATATTGAAAATCCTAATATTTGAGTTTTTTGAGTTTTTCGAAAATCTTAAAATTTAACTTTTTTAGTTTTTTAAGATTTCTTGTTTTTCTTACCATTTAAACTTTAATCACACACACAAAATGAACAAATCCTTCAATAATCTTCAGAGTTCAGCTATTAACTCTATTGAAGTAGTTGATAGTACAGTTAAAGTAGTGTATAATAGTAATGTAGACAAAGAATATACATTTAACTGTGAAAATGTAGAAGAATTTGTAGAAGAATTGTCTAAAGAATTGATCAGTATTGAATTAGAAGATAATAAAGGATCTGTTGGTCGTTTTATCAACAAACAGATCAAAGATCAAGTCCTAGTTCAATCTAAATAATCACACACTGTTTGAGTAACTAAACCCCAAGACAATGAGCAACAAGAATTACCGTTCGAATAGCAACGATAAGTTTAAACAATTCGACGATGAATTTGAAGACTACGGCTACGATGTAAAGAATGTACGTAGGCAGTCTAAAAAGAAGGTTACCAAATTTAAGACCAAAGATGATTGGTATGAGGACAGTTTCTGAAGTGGCACACTAACACCCCCAGACCCTCCCTGATGATGTATTGTTAACAAGTCGTCAGGGATTGCCCCATGATTTTCTACACTTCCACCAATCACGGTTGTGTATATTCTCTGTCTCAGGAAGATGGTGAAGAACTGTTCTATGCTCCCATCTATGCTAACGGTAGTGTGAATTTGAATGAATTTGCCCCTGTAGATATGGATGATATTGATATGGATGACATGGAGTTGTTTGATATCATGAACCGCCTGCGTCAGATGGCAGCAGTGTGACAGTCTCTGAACTGTCTACTAATCACTCCAAACCCCATCTGGGGATGCCATACTAACCAAGTCAAACAAATTTCACGAATGACTAACACTTTCATGAAGGCATTTGTTAACACTTTGATGATCAATCTTGCCACCATCGCTGCTGTTATCGTTGGTGTGGTGAGTTATGCTTACCGTGCTGCTAAGGTTTGGTATGCTGAGAATGGCGAAGATCTTCGCTACGATGTTAGTTTCCAACTCGCAGAATTCTTTGGTTCACTTCACTTTAAGTTTGCTGATATGGCAGGAGAGTTTGATGATGATGTGTGACAGTTAAGCAAGTGGCACAAGGGGGGTTGCAATTGCCCCCATCCTGACCCATACTAAGCAAGTCAACCAAACGACCCGACAATGCGTAAGATCGAACGTCTGATGAATGCTGCTATCAAAGCAGGCAAAGATTGGAAGCTCGCTAACACTGAGGTGGTGGCATGTTCTAACGTTACTGATGTCTTCCTGCATGGCAATCTGATTGCTCGCATTGGTGAAACCTGGATTGAATTGTTCGATGGTGGTTGGCAAACTGTTACCACGAAGTCTCGCTTGAATGCTATTCTTCGTGAGCATGGTTTGCCTCATGAGGGTATCTTCCAGCGCAAAGGTCAGTGGTTTGTTAACATGAATGACATGACCATTCCTTTCTTCTCGGGTATGCGTCTTAACTGACGATTGCCCTCATTAAATATAATCAACACTCACGAGGGTTAGCATGACTATTCAAGAGATGTACCAAGAGATGAAAGATCAACAAGTGGAAGATCAGAAGCAAGGATATAATGACCCTGATATGTACGATGATTGCTATACTTTCATAGAGATCGATTACACTACCCAAGAATAGAGAACTGGGCGGCCGCTTCGCTGCCCCTTCCCTCCCCTCCCGCCCTCTAGGTTAGTCGCCTGGAGGGCGTCTGTCTAGGTGGGCTGGGACAGTTCGGCAACTGACCACCAAACCCACCAGACTGCCCCTAGGGGTGCCATACTGATCTCATGAAACAAACCGCTCACACCGCTTACGCTCAGCAGATCCTGGCAAAGGGTCGGGATCTGCCTACTGCCCCTGCCCCTAAGGCGCAGTACCCCCGTACTATCCATGGTCGGGTCTTTCAGACTGAGGCAGAGTATAGGGAGGCACTGCATGACTTCCTGAACGGCATGTGACAGTCGGGAGGGTGGCCACCACCCCTTGACTTTACCCCTGATCTGATCCATACTAACAAAGTCAAATCAAACGAGACTATGACAAAGACCGAAGCAACTGCCCTTGCGATCGCCGTTGTTCACAGCAACTGCCCGAACGCTGCTAATGGTCACGTTCGGATGCTGCATCAGTCTGCCGATGGTGCTGAGATGCTGCGCCTGATCGTTCGTGATAATCTGGCAGGTGCTGGTGACATCGTAGCAGATGCCCTGATGGACAATCTCTGAACTGTCCACCAAACCTCCCAAACCCCGTCAAGGGGTGCCATACTAAACAAGTCAACCAAACAAAGCAAATGAGCATCACTCTCACCGCTAACTACAAAGAAGTTCTGAACGCTCACACTGTTAACAAGATCGATGAATTGATCGATGAGAACTATGCTCTGGATGACATGCTGGAGTTCATTGACGCTCACAATGAGGATGACTTCTGCAACTATTATGAAGAGTATGTGCGTTGTGGTGAAGCGATCGGATATGATGCCGTTGATGCCCTGATCGAAGAAATGGGCGACATGTCCTATATTGACTGCTGTGATGAGCGGTTCCGTGGTTGGTATGAATCCGAGGCAGACTTCGCTGAAGAATTCTACAACGAGATCAGCGATGTTCCCTCTGCATTGGTGATCGATTGGCAGGCGACCTACGATTCCTCCCTACGTTATGATTACACCTGCTGTGAGGTGAAGTATCGTCAGGTTGCTGTGTTCAGCGACTATTGAGCAATGGGAATGGGTGCGCCCTAAAGACGCCCAGCAAACTAACAACAATTCAATGTCACACTACAACATGCCTAGTCTGCCTGTGATTCGTTCTAACCAGCAACCTAGTGTGACACTTGCAGATCTGGTCTATCGTTGGTTGATGCGTCGTCTGGGGCTGTAGACTGACAGCATCGAAACGAACCATCATGACGACCCTCGCCAAATCAATTCTCGTGATGCTGACCGCCAGCGTTACCATCGTTGCAGGATCCCACGTGCTAGACGCTGCTCTGAAGGTTCGTGATAAGATCGACCACCGCAACGCCCTAACCTGCCAGCAGATCAACGAGGTGATGCCAGGCGGGTGCCAGATGCCCAAGTGACCACCAGCTGCCCCGATGGGCACCGCTGACCCTGTAGACTAACCTCAGTTCAAACGAAACGACCCATGACCAAAGCAACCGCCACCCTTCCTACCTACAACGGTTGGGCAACTTACGAAACCTGGAATGCTGCCCTGTGGATCGGCAATGATCAATTCCTCTACAATACCGCCAAGGCATGTGTAGAGTACTGTGGCGACAATGAGACCCCCTGGGATAAGTTCGTGCGTTGCATGATGGATGGCATGATCGGTCGCCACCTCGGGCAGACTGGTGACGGCGTGGCATGGGATAGCGTCGCCATCGATGCCGATGAGATGAACGCCATGATGGCAGATCTGTGACGGTCGGGAGACTGTCCCCCATCTGCCCCGATCCTGCCTCCTGACCCTGTAGACTAACAGCATGAAAGAAAACACCTTCACCCTCTCGCTCCGTGACCGCTGCCTCGCCCTCGCTGAGGCACAGGCATGGGAGATCAATGGCGACATCGACGCTGTGGATCCTGACGACCTCGAATCCTGCCTGGCAGGTCTGACCGAGGACAACCTGGAGGAGACGGCTGGCAATCTGGCACACCTCGCCGCCTGGTGCGCCTGAGCGCCCTGTAGACTAACAGCATGAACAAAACCAAGATGACCCACAACGAACTGATCGCCTCCGTGATGGCATCCTACACTGAGCGCCTCGCCCGTGAGGAGGCACACCGTCAAGCGATCCGTGATGCCGTCGCTAACGGGACCTACCAGGCACCCGAGGGACAGTGGGGCGAGTGGAACATCAGCGATCGGGACTGACCCCCAGACCGTCTAGACTAACCCCATACCAAACGAACCGAGCATGGCACTCTACAGCATGGCAACCGACCTCCAGACCCGCCAGACCGTGTGGGTCAGCACCAACGTGGTGAAGGGTCGCCCCCAGCTGAACTCCCACCGTCAAGACCGCCTAGGCGCATCCCTGGCAGCAGGGGGCATCGATGGGTTCAGCGCAGCAGAGCTGGCAGGTCTCCACACAGACTACCAGGGCAAGGGGTGACCCCCCATCCTACCACGTCCCCATTCTCTACACTAACTCATGACCAGCAAACAATTGCACAAACTCGCAAAGGTGCATGGTTGGGTATTACAAAGGAACGGCAGCAAGCATTACATCTATCGCCACGAAGATGCAGGCAAGCAGATCACAATTCCCTATCAAGTGCGTGAGTTCGTAGGACGCAAGATCGCCAAGGATTTGGCAGCAGTTTGAGACACTGGGGGCAGTTAATATGCCCCCCCTTCGTTATATCGGGGCGGCCGAGCGGGTCCCATATCGCACCTCCCCTAACCTACAAAAGTATCCAGACGAGCGATAAATATTTTTGAAAATGGTTTTTTGAAAACCTCTGAAAGAAAAAAATTTCCCCCAGAAAAAATCATGGAAAAACCCGATTTCGATAGTTTCAATAATATACTAGATAACTTTGATGACTTCTGTGACGCCTTCGAAAGTCGTGCGGCGGAAGCATTCCTACGAGGAGATCAGAATGATGGAAGAGTTACAAGAGCAACAGCAGAAATTGGATCAAGTACTCCTAACGCTGTCAGAGAGATTGCAGAGCCTGGAGGAACGCCTATTGAGATTGGAGAGACCTTCGTTAATGTATCGTCGTCCGAATGCGAGTGATTACGAAACACTCTCAAACACTCTAGATTATCTACATAATAACGTGGAAGGAATTAAAAAAGATTTGTTGCAAGTCGCAAGATCGGTATAATGCCAAACATCGTAGGACCAGAAACAATCGACACGCCCAGTACAGATGGAAATTGTCTGTATCCAGAAAAGAAGCTAGGAGGAACGCCATATGTTTCTCCCAACGTGAAGATGGAGGGAGAAGAGGTAAAACTATATAATTCATTAAATTTACCAGCATCTGTGGATGGCGTTAAGATTAATCCCGCCATTCCTCTGCCATGTCAACCAGGAATACGAAGAATTGAACCAGTGATTAACGATAGTGTGTTAATTAATGGTCAACTCTTCGCAGTAACTGGTGATGAGGCAGATTTACTGACTGGGGCAACAACACCAAGGCCCTTGACAGGACCGTACAGTTATCCTACAATACAGATTGGTACACAAAAAGCATTGGAGAATTCATAAATGGCAGCAAAATCGAAAGTTGGTCTAGTAAAGACTGGTTACACCGAGGGATCACCGAAAAAGACCCGTCAAGGGCGTTCACAGAACACTCACCTAGGTGCAAGTTCACGTAATGGTCGTAAGAAGCGTTATCGTGGTCAGGGCAAGGGTTGAAGACATTAAATAGTTATGAGCGCCGACATCTCCGAACGGGATAGCAACCCCGAAAAAAGTTCTAATATTAGATCTTTTAAGGAGCAAAACAATGGGACTATATCCAGTCGATAAAAGTAAAGAATTTATTGATGAAGGTATGACTCTAATTACAGAGACAGATAGTGAAAAATATCTGAAGGCACATAAAAAAATGAAGAAGAAAGAAGAACTTTATTCAATTCCCGAGGATCGTTATGAGCGTCCTTGTGGTGGTTCTGGCGGTTTCGATGATTTCGTAGAACGCTGGCACGAGTGAATAAATAGTAACAGCCTTGCTGTGTCTAAATGCCCGAATTTCAGACGTTCAAAGATTTGAGCGTTACTTTTAAGAAGCATCCAGTCACTGATGATCTTGTCACAGTGAAGGATAAGGCTGCGATATCGCAGTCTATTGTTAATCTGCTTCTTACTAGTAAGGGTGAGAGATTATTTCAACCAAATTTGGGTTCTGGTATATACCGTAGTTTATTTGAACCTTTAGATTATGGTACTGCTGGTCTTATCCGAGCAGAGGTTGCTGACGTTCTAGAACGTTACGAACCAAGAATTGTTGTCAGAAAAATTATTTGTATGCCAGATTTTGACAATAATGGGTATTCAATTGAGATTACCTATGAAATTCGTGGAAGAGAAGACACACCTGTAGCAGTCGAATTCTTTCTAGAGCGTACTCGATAATGCCTTACACTCAACTTGCCAATTTAGACTTTAATGATATTAAAGTTGCTCTGAAAGAATATCTCAGAGCTCAATCTGAATTTACTGATTATGATTTTGAGGGTTCGGCATTATCGAACCTAATTGACGTACTCGCCTATAACACCTACTACACGGCGTTTAACACCAATATGGTAGTCAATGAACTATTCATTGATTCTGCCACCTTGAGGGACAACGTAGTGGCGATTGCGAAGCAATTAGGGTACAGACCAAAAAGTATAACGTCTCCAACGGCGTATATTTCTTTTTCTGTAAATTATACAAATACAACAACAGATACTCAGATCATTTTAAAGAAGGGCACAGGATTTGTTGCTTCTTACGATAATGTGTTATATCAGTATGTTGTTTTAGACGATGCGAAGGCACAAGTTGCAAATCAGACTGCAACATTTACTAATGTGCCAATTAGAGAAGGAAATCAACTTCTTAACACGTTTACAGTAAATAGTTCACAACAATCGCAGAGATTTATTCTTGATAATGCGAATATTGACACAAATACAATTCAAGTAAAAGTATTCCCAACTGGTAGTGGATTTTCAGAGCAATACTTAGTTTCAGATAATATTCTTGGTGTAGATGGAACTTCCAAGGTATTTTTCTTAAATGAGATCGAAGATGAAAGATACGAACTCATCTTTGGTGATGGAGTACTAGGAAAGAAATTAGAAAATGGAGCAGTGATTGAAGCTTCGTATATTGTAACATCAGGTCCAGCATCGAACGGTGTTAAGACATTTGTATTTTCTGGTGTTCTAGAAAATCAGGATGGATCTACTGCTGGTCCTCTTTCAATTACAGTAAATTCGACTGTTCCTGCTTCTGGTGGAGAGGCAATCGAATCTACTAAGAAAATTAAGTTCAATGCACCAAAGTCATACGGGACACAAAATCGTGCTGTAACTGCCGATGACTATACTGCTATTGTTCGTAACATTTATCCAGCAACGAGTGATGTGATCATTTTTGGTGGAGAAGATCAAGTTCCACCACAATATGGAAAAGTCTTTATTGCTTTAAAACCAAATGATGCATCGTATATAACTTCATTCACAAAGAAAGAAATAATCAAGCAATTAAAGAATTTTATTGTTGCTTCAGTAGAACCAGTGATTGTAGATCCATCAATTCTATTTGTTGAATTGACAAGTAAGATTTACTACAATTCTTCAATGACTTCCGATACTACTGCACAAATTAGAGATAAAGTTATAACTGCACTGCAAAATTATATCGATGTTTCCGATCTAGAAAAGTTTAATGGTAAGTTTAGATACAGTAAAGCAATTGGTGTTATTGATGAGGCAGATAAATCCATCAATTCCAACATTACTACTGTTACTATGAGGAAGGATTTTTATCCTCAACTAAATTCCACCTTCTATTATGAGATATGTTTTCAGAATTCTTTTGACATAGATTGTGATGCTCCAGTCCTTTCTACGACTGGATTTAGAGTTACCGAGTATCCAAACTTTGATGTCTATCTTGAGGATAGGGGTGGCAAAATTGTCCTATATACACTAGATGCTATAACTGGTGAGAAAGTTGTCCTAGACAAGGAAGTTGGCGATATTGATTATGCTAAAGGCGAATTAAAAATGTATGATTTAACGATCATAAAAGGAAGCTTCTTTGACAACAGAATATCAGTTAGAGTAAAACCATTATCTAATGATATCCAGGCATTCCGAGAGGTTTATCTTGATGTTGATATTGCTAATTCATCCTTTAGTGCATACAAAGAGTAAGTAGATGGCAGTCAAGACCAAAAGAATTTCTACTCTTATTGAGTCACAACTTCCAGAGTTCATTTCTTCGGAATATGAACTTTTTGGTAAGTTTGTAGAGAAATACTATGAATCTCAAGAGGTTCAAGGAGGGCCACTTGATATCATCAGTAATATACAGAAATATCTAGATATTGATTATTACGAGAAGTCACTACTTAAGCAGAATACAATTCTAGTATCATCTATTAATAATTCGGCAACTTCTATAACATTAGAGGATGCTTCTGGATTTCCAGAAAAAAATGGTTATCTTAAAATTGGTAATGAGATTATTTTTTATGCAGAAAGAACTGGTAATGTAATCTCAGAATGCTTCCGAGGAGTAAGTGGAAATATTTCACTTGGAGATCTATACGAAAAATCAGCATTTACTACTACTAGTGCTGAATCGCATTCTTCTGGAGATCTTGTTCTTAACGTTAGCAATTTATTTTTATATGCTATTGTTAAAAATTTCGAATCGCAATATCTAGCGTCATTTCCCGAAAAATACTTAAGAGGGGAAGTAGACAAAAGAACTCTGATTAAAAATATTCAGAAATTTTATAAGGCAAAGGGAACAGATAGTTCAATCAAGTTTATCTTCAATACAATTGTTACTCAAGATATTGAAGATAAACCATCTGTTTATAAGCCAAGAGATTTTACATATAAGTCTTCTGAATCTGATTGGATCAACATTTATGCTCTAAAAGTTAAAGTTGTATCTGGAAATCCAAAGACTTTAATAGGAAAGACCATTGTACAGTCTCCAACAGACGAGTATGGATATGCTTCTGCTACAGTTGATAATGTATTTGCTGATGGCACAGTTGATAATGAGCAAATATGGAATATTGTTCTTGCTCCAGAGACAGTCAACGGTTTATTCTCTGTATCGACAAAGACTAGATTAGAAAAAGACCTATTAGCATCCAGTGGATCAACAAAAAGAGTTAGTGTTTTCTCAACTCTTGGTTGGGATCAATCTGGGGAAATTTTAATTGATGATGAGATCATTAAGTTCTCTGATAAAAATGCTACTCAATTTATAATTGAAAGCAGAGGATCAACACCAGTTTTACATAGTAAAGATGCTTTTGTCTATAAACCAGTAGTTCTCAGTGGATCTGGTGTAAAACTAATTAGTTTAGGTATTGTTTATAATTTAATTCCAACAGATACACAACCATACTCATCTGTTGGCGATGAAATACAAATTTCTACACCTGGATTTGAAACTGCAGATCCAAAGATTGTAGTAACTGGAACTAATCAACCAAGATGGATATTAGGTCAAGGTAATCCTGTTAATATACCAACCAATCCAGCACTTGCTAGTAGTCTAGATGATGTGCCAACTGATGTTTCTGCAATTTTTGAGGATGACCAATACTATTATATTGCAAGCTCTAGTTATCCATCATACAAAATTCTTGATGGATCTACAGTAGATCAACAGTTGCTAGATCAAAAGCAATTAAGAATACTAAGAAAATTTCCAACTAGAACCACTGAAGTCTATAAAACGCCAAAAAGAGATGTTGGTGTTCTTGTAAATGGCACTCCAATATTTAGTTTTAGAGATGAAGAGAGCATCCGTTTTGGAATACTTGAGGAAATTAAAGTAGATACTCAAGGAACTGGATATGATAAACCACCATTTGTTCTTTTGGATGGAGTACCAAACCAAGCAAGAGCAGTTTTATCTGGTCAAGTCGTAGAAAAAATTATTGTTGATACAAATACAGTTTTCCCAAGAACTCCAGAGGTAACTGTTACTTCGGGAAGAGATGCTGTTGTGAGAGCGGTGGTTACCAAAGGAAAAGTCACTAGTCTTATAATTGATAATCCTGGTGAATACTATTCTTCTCCACCTATTATAAGAATTAGAGATAATGCTGGAAGAGGAAGATTTGCTGATTATACAGCAGTTGTAAACACAGACGGAAAGATTACCGATTTTGTGCAAAATGCTGAGGGTAACTTCTATAATCAATCAACAGTTATTGTTGATGTAATTCCTGTTGGTCGTGGTGCATCTGGAATTCCATATCTGAAAGAATGGAACAAAAATAGATTTGCAAAGTATTCAACCAGATTGGATACCGAATATGGATATATTTTCGAAAATTACAATAGTGTTTTAAAATATGGATATGGTCATGTTGCAAACCCAAAGGCATTAAGAGTTGCATTAAATGACAATATTAATATTGCTGGAGCAGAACCATCTACTAAGACCCACTCTCCAATAATTGGATTTGCTTATGATGGCAATCCAATTTATGGTCCTTTTGGACACCAGGATGCATTAAATTCACAGTCTCCTATTGTTAGGATGACATCTAGTTACAGTTTAAATAACAACCGCTCTCAGGGTCCATCACTAACAATATATCCTATAGGATCATTCGTTAATGACTACAGATACATTCACAAAAGTGGATCACTAGATCAAAATAACGGTAGATTTTGTGTTACTCCAGATTACCCACAAGGAACATATGCGTACTTCTTAACAATAGATAGTAATCAAGTTCCACAGTTTCCATATTTTGTTGGAGAGAATTTTTATTCTCTTCCAGTAGATAGTAACTATAATTCAAATATAAATCAGGCAGATATTCCTAAAAAGTCTAAGAGACTGTTTATTCCTGGTATGCCAAGAAATGGTGATGGAGTAATTGCTCAAATTGCTGAGGTAAAATCTGGAACTGTAGATTCGATCTCCATACTAAATTCATCAGACAATTTTTCTGTAAATTCAAAGGTTTATTTCGATAATTCTGGCACAGAAGGAAAAGAAGCAGCTACGGTTGTTTCTTTTGTAAAGGGAAAACCAGTAAATTATTTGTACAGTAAAGAAAATAAAGTTGTACAATTAACTACTGTTCAAACTGCCTACTTATTTGCAAATGACACCCTTAGTCAACCAGCTTCTGGTGCATATGGTGAAATAGTTGGTACTGTAGCAAATGATAATCTAATTGTACTTAAAAATGTCATCGGAACTTTCAATGGCACTGGTACATTCTCTGCTGCAATTAAAACTTTCTCTATCTTAATTGATCAAAACAGTTCATATACAGAAGGAGCTATTCTAAGCTTAACAGATGGAATAAATCTTCCAGTAGCTACCGCACAAGTATTAGAGGGAACATCTAGTCAAAATATCGTTAAAATTAAGGTTTTAACTGGAACTTGGAGTGTAGATGATAATTATTTCATTCAATCTAGCGATCTTTTTAATACCTCTGGTTCTAGAATTGTAACTCTTACATCTCTAAGTGATGGTTTAGTTCCATTTGACGTTAACCAAAGTGTTGCATTAGTAGAAACTACGGTTGACCATGGATTGGGAATTGGGGATGAAGTCAAGGTTGATATTTTACCAAATGATGTAACGAAGACAAAGACGTATTATCTAAGAAAAAGACTATATCAAACCGTAAAATTAAAGGCACCATCATATCAGTCATCAATTAATTATACTGGTGTCGGTAGATTTGAAATCTTAAATGGTGGGGCATTTTATACCCCAGGAACATACACAAACGTTTCACTAACAGGAGGTTCTGGCAGTGAAGCAAAAGCTACTATTGTTGTGTCTTCTTCTGGTGTTGTATCTTCTGTCACCTTACAAGATGGTGGATCTGGATATAGAAAGGCAGATTACTTGAGTGTTTCTGATGAGGCATTAAGTAGATCAAATACTGCTACATCTGGAAGCTCCAGATTGACTTTATATGTAGATCATGCTGGATTTGCAATAGGATCGACAAAGTTAATCGTTGATAGTACAATAGGAATTTCTGTTGGAGATTTATTGGGTGTTGGAAAAGAGGTAGTTCAAGTTTCATCAATACTAAACAACACCATTACCGTTCTTAGAGCAAAAGATGGTACAGTAGAAGGAGACCATTTTAATGGAGAAATAGTATATCTCTACAAACCAAAATATAATTTTACAAATAATTTTCAACTATCTCCATCTAGTTTATCTGGACGCATCAAAAATTATAATCCAGAAACTCAAGAAGTCATTATCACTTTTGATTATGCAACACAGAAAACGAATGCTGAAAAAGTAGAACTTACTACCAGTTTCTTTGATTCGAGTGTTCCACAAAGATTAGTTGCAATTGATTCGATTGAAGATGTATCATACAAGTTCGAATTTTCTGCAGATAATGTAAATTTTGTTTCAAATCCAAATATTGATTTACAAGAATATTACAATTATAAATTTGATACTTCACATTCATCATTAACTGGCACTTATTTTGATATAAGTCCCAGTAAGAATTTTAACATCATTACTGAAGAAAAAATTTCATCTGTAATTCTTCCAGGAAATCCTGGATCATTTACATATGTAAAATTTGGATTTGGATCCGCTTTATCTGAAAATAACTATTCAACTAAAAAGGGAACTCAGTTCTCCAATTTCTATTATTTTGATAAAAATTCAATAGTCGATTCCGAAGGAAAGTACTTTAAAATAATTACTGATCCATTACAGGGAACTAAAAAAGTAACATATGTTACTCCAAATAGATTTGTATACCAACTAAATTCAACTCCACTTTGGGATGGTTCTGGAGTAATTACATATACAACAAGTGGTGAATTTGCAATTGGTCAGATTGATCAGATTAAAATGATTAATTTGGGATTGAACTATAAAAAAGTACCAGTAATAATTGGTTGTGATCCAACAAGAAATTACAGAGCAAAAGCAACTGTTTTATACGATACATCAACTAATACCATAACCGATGTTAGAGTTGACGATACTGGATCTAATTATATAAATCCAAGAATTATTATAACAAAGGGTGATGGTGTTGATGCAAGTTTCAATATAATTGTTAGAGATGGCAAAATATTTTCAATCGTTGTAGATAATCCTGGGAAGGGATATACTTTTGCTCCAGAAATCTCAATTATAGAAGGATCTGTTGTAGCATACGCAGAAAGTACAAGTATTGGTGTTCCTCAAAGTGTAAGAATACTACAAAATGGAGCATCTTTCCACCTTGATAAAACTATATCTTCATCGTTCACTTCGAAATATATTTTTGGATTATCTAGTATTGTCGGAAATTATCAAAGAGGTGAAATTGTAGTACAAAAAATTAATAATGTTGAAGTAGCAAGAGCTGTAGTTTCTGAGTGGAGATCTGGATCCAACTTATTAAAAGTAGAGAAAATAACAGGAATTTTCAGAAGAGGATATCCAGTTCAATCTATTTTAACAAATGCTTCTGGATTGATAAAATCTGTTTTTGTCTCATCGTTCCAGGATGAGATTGCCAGTTTCTATGATAATCTTGGGTATTATTCTTCAGATAGAGGTAAAATCGGTGTATCCAACCAAAAGATTTTAGATAGTCATTTCTATCAAGATTATTCCTATGTTATAGAATCAAAAACTCCAATTGAAAAATGGAGAGACTTAATCAAGTCAACAACACATCCAGCTGGATTTAAACTCTTTGGTCAGGTTGATGTTGAATCAACTGCTCAATCTGAGATGCCAGGGCAGTCACATAATACTAATTCTCACTTTAGTATAATTCAATTGTGGGATCCAAATAAAAATAAAATTACAGTTGAAAACACAAAGAGGACAATTACTCAGATTGTTCAAAAAGTAGAAAATCAAAGAATACGTAGAGGTATTGGATCTGCTGCTCCATCAGAATTTAACTTTAGTGAATATAGAGCATTTGAAATTAAACTATCTGCTCCATTTGATGGATATTATGATACAGATGGCATATTACAAGGAACAACAATTTTCCAATTAAGAAATTCAAATACCAACGCACCATTTACTCCATTAAGTGCTACCAATTTAATTATCACATTAGATGGAATACTGCAGGAACCAGGAGTAGCATATACAGTTCAAAATGATACAATTGTTTTCTCTAAACCCCCTCTTGGTGCTGGATTAGAAAGAACTGGAAATAATTTGACAGATCTTACTTCCTACAGAGGAGTAACATTCTATGGTAAGTATTTTGCGTTTAAGGATAATCAATATAATAATAGATACCTCAAAAAGATTAGGAATATTTTCCAGCGTAGTGGAAGATGGTTAGATGCTGCTAATCAAATTGATAGAAATAGAACTTTTATTATCGAAGAGGCAGTTGGATATGGAAAGAATAAGTATCCAACATTAGACTGGAGTACGAAGTTAGACGATTATCAAAGAGATATTGGTTATATTCTAGATGCATATCAGCATGATATTAGATTTGGTGGAAATATAAAAACAGTAGATTATATTGGAATTTTTAGAAACAATAGTGACTATGATTACATAACCAAAAATAAAACAAAATCTTTAGATATATTTGAATATGCTACAAGACTAGCTTCTCTTGCAATTAGAAATTGGGACATTGTTGAAGAAAATGTATCTTATACACAAGGATCTACGACTGTAACTGTATCCAATACAGATAAATTGGTTGTAGGAATGTACGTAAGTTCTGGAAATGCATTTTCACAGAACACAAGGATTACTTCAATTAATAATTCTACACAAATTACTGTTTCAAATGCTGCTTTAATAAATTCAGTTTCAATTTCTGGATCTCCATATAATGCAACATTCTATCTAAATGGAATTAATAATGGAACATACTATGATGCTTCAAATTTAATTCTTGCAAATAAACTCTATTTACAAGAAGAAGTTAGCGAATACATTTACGATAATTATAGTTTACCAACAACAGATAAACAAAAATGTAAGAGAGATTTGGGATATTTGATTGACGCTGTTGTTTATCACTTACGTTTTGGTGGAAATGAAAAAATTGTAGAATTTGCAAGATCTTACTACGAATTTTATGGTTATCCATATGGTGAAAAACTAACACGTATAAACAGATCTCAAGAAGAAACTAATGCTGCAATAGATGCTTGGGAAACTCTTGGTGATTTGATGATATTGGCAATGAAGAACCAGTTATCTTCTGGTGCCTATACACTAATTACTCCAGTTATTGACAATACAATTTTATCAGATCCAATTTTACCTCTATGCGAAGAAGTTACATCTAGTATCAATACGATGATCGATATCGTAAAGGATATTATATCAGATGGTGCTGGAATTGTTCAGATAACTCCAATCAATTTAAATAAGTCTGGATATTGGACAAATACTTTAACTTACTCAAATTATAATATTATCAACGATCCTCTCTTACTAGCACAAGAATGCGATAATGTGATTTCTTCAGTGGATTCGCTATATGCAAATGTGAAAGATATACTTGATAAAAAAACGGTACAAAGAAGTTTACCAGATTATATTGATGGATCAAATAAAGTATTTGAGTTGTATTGGGAAGATGGAACAGAAGTTATTACGGATGAAGATGAGGACTTATTCTTAACTATTAATGCTGTTCTACAGAGACCAAAATACAATCAAGAATATCCAAGATTTGATTCGTATTATATTGATAGAACTGTAATTCCTAATCTACTTGTATTTGATGTAGCTCCTATATGGGATCAAGATTTTAGTGCGAAAAGTATAGGTGAAGCAACAGCAGTAGAAAAAGTTGTTGGTATTGGGGTAGGTAACTACAAGAGATTGACAATAGATTATAATTTGGTAAATGATGTTAAATCTGGTCCATTCTTAATTTTAGATGTAGAAGACTATACAGTTCAGAATATCGAAGAACCAGATTTCATGTATGTCTTCCTAGATGGTGTACTTCAAAGACAAGGTTACTCGTATACAGTATCTGGTCCCAATATTACTTTTAATGTTCCAATATTAAAAGAAATGAAAATTGATATTAGATATTTGTATGGTAGAGATATTGGACAAGTACTTAATATTTTTGATTTCAATCCAGATACTTTCTATGCCAGATCAAAGGTTAATCTAACTGTTACTTCTGGACTGGAAGATTTCATTAAGTATTACTGGATGGGAGATAAAATAGGAACACCAATTCATGCCTACCAAGAAGGTACAAATGGAAGGTGTGAAGTTATAGGAGAAATTTCAAATATACTTTCTAATGGCAATTCACTATCATTTGATGTTTTTGGTAATAATTATGCGATAGATGTATCTAAACCAGTTTTCTTTGCTGTAAGAGGATTTTATAATATTAACACTCAGTTAACTATTTCAAATGCAACAGTTGCAAAAGAAACAGATGAGTCTGGAAGATTGATCCTATCAGATCTCAATCAAATCTGGTCTGGAACAATTATCGGAAAGTCATACAGACTTCCATTTATCGGTCTTTCGAATAGTGATAAAATCCGTATTGATGGACAAGATTCTTTCAGAGAAATAAAGAAACTTCCAGGAACAACAACAAGTAAAGAACATAGAAATTATCAACAACTTTCAAATTCTTTATTTGGTTCCGTTGATATTGAAACATATAATGGAATAACCAGAGGAGAAGGATTAAGTGTCGTATGTACAATTCAAAATGGAAAAGTCGTTGCACTTACTTGGAATCAAAGAAGTTATGATCCAATAACTCAACCAACTGCATATCAGTATTATAATCCACCAATTTTACAATTTATTCCTCAAGATGGTAATGGTGGTGGTGCAAGAGCTAATGTACTTGTAAGTAAAGGACAAGTTATTAGCGTAGATTTAATTGATGGAGGATCTGGATATACTCAAGCGCCCAAAATTGTTGTAGCGAGAGGTTATGATGTTTTAAACACCAGGGATATTGGAGTATCTCTAATCAATATCAGCATGAGTCCATATGTGGAAAATGCTGGATTGAATATTATATCAACTATAAATGTTCTTGGAAATCAAGTTGCCTCAGTTTTCTCAGTTACTTCTGTTGTATTAGAAAGTCCAATTAATACTGATAGAGTAATAACTGCACAAATACAGTTACTTGAAAATACTGGATCAAATCTATCAAGAAAGCATATAGAATTTTTTGGTAGAGTTTCTCCAAATAGAGATGAAATAGAAGTAATTGATATTTTCTACAATAAAACTCAAGTAATTAATCAAATTTCTGGCAGAGTTGCTGACATTGTTTCTACATCAGTTCTTACAACTAACAGACAAATTACCACATCTTTTGAAAATCTAATTCCAAATGATGCTTTAACTAATGTCAATTACTATGCTACTGGTGCTTATCTAGATGTAGATTTAGCAATTACTGACAATATTGTTTATGTTTCTGATACATCTAAATTTAAATCCAATGGTTATTTACTAATAGGCGATGAAATTGTAAGATACTACAGAAAACTAAATGATCGTTTCCTTAAAGTACAAAGGGGTCAATCAAACACAACTGCAAAGTTATGGCTAGCTGGAACATTCTTACGTCAAATACCAGATCCAATTTCTACTGTATTTGGTGGCGTTTCTATTATCGAATCTCAGTCTCAGATTGTTAGCATTCAGGGTGGAATTGGAACTGTGAATCTGTCACAGAGAACTACTCAGACACAAAATGTAATTCCATCTCCAACTATTATATCAACTTCAAACTTTATTGAAATTGGAATTCTTCCTGTAGTTTCATTAACTTCTACATCTAATCTTACTGCAAATACATTTATTGTATTTGATATTAATATTATTTCATCCGTTCAATCCTCGTATTATGGATTACAACATTCTTCTATAGTTCAATCAATACAATCTGAATTAGATATCAGTAAAGGATCATTAGAATTTTTACTAATTCCACCACCTTCTGGAGTTGTAGATGGTTATGTGGAGAGTATTTTTATTTCTGATCCACTTCAAACTAGATTAAATGGATTTATAGATCTTGTAAACACCAATGATCAATATTCAGTAACTTTGAGAAATGGAACTTCAGTAGTTATTAGAAACTCTGTATTTGGAGTTGATACTCAATATATCGGTGACTATACTCCCACAAACGCTGGACATAGAATATCTCACTTCTCTGGAATATTTGACGATGGATCTTCTGGTGTTTCTGGATTGACAATAAACGAGATTGATACATACTATCCTTCCCTAACATTACAAGATTTTACTGATAGGGCAAATTCTAGTTACACTATTTCTGGAGAATACTTCAATCTTCTTCCACCATCTATTCAAAATCCAGTAACATTATCACAATCATCTGGATCTATTGGATCTACAATATCAGTTCAAAAAACAACATATTTTAAATCAAGCGGATACATTTTAACAGGTAATGGTGGAGTAATTCAGTATACTGGAAAAACTTCAACATCATTTACTGGATGTTCTGTGGTTAGGGGATCGAATACGTTAAGTGTTGGCACAGAAATCATTCCATTCCAATTGACATAAATAACCCTATAAATATAAATAACTTTGGCACAACTCACGTCGGAACGAAAAACCAATGGCTGCTATTATCTCTGATAAATTTAGAATTTTTAATGCGAAGCAATTTCTAGAATCGCTAACTGAAGGTGCTACGGATACTGGTTCCGAGCGTAGTAGAATGTACTTCTTCGTGGGTCGCCCACAACCTTGGAGAGCATATTTAGAAATTTATTCCAAAGGATCTGTTGCTTTTACAGCAGGACACAAGATCTTTGTTGGAACAACTGCTGGTCAGTATGGTGCCTCTGCTTTTAAAGCAACTATCGCTGCAGTTTATGATACTGCCCTCCTTCTAACTGACGTTTTTGGAACTAGTGGTGTTAATTCCACTCCACCTGTAGGAAGCACAATTACTGCAACAGCAGATAATGGAGCAACTATTGTTACAAACGCAACCGCCGTTACAGGTATCTATCGTTATGCTACCGAGGATGTGCCACCTCTTCCTCTAGATAACCAAGCAGAAGTAATTTCCATCTACGACGAAATTATTGCTGCTAAGAGAATTACCGACACTTTTGCTAGAGCAGTCATTAGACGTTATAATTGGGACTTAGTTGCTAACCCCAAGTTTGATATGTGGAAGCCAGACTACTCTGCTACTCCAGGTGGCGGTGGTCAAATCGGAAAAGCAGCAGCAACTGGTGCAACTTCAATTGCTGATGCTAAATTCTATGTAATGAACTCCGCATACGAAGTATTCAAGTGCCTCTATAATGGTCAAAATCCTTCAAATGCTAGTGGTCAAAACGCAACCGAAGAGCCAATTACAACTGGTGCTAATTATGCATCAGGAACTGGTCTCTATACAGAAACAACTGGTGCTGGATATATTTGGAAATATATGTACACCATCCCAACTGATGATGTACTAAGATTCCTATCATCAGACTTTAAGCCAATCGTTCTTCCATCAAACACTTCACGTAGTACTGTTACAGCATCTGCTGTTGCTGGAGCATGTGATGTTGTTCTGATTGAAGATGCTGGATCTGGTCTTCCTGCTTCACAAACTCTCTATACATCCATCAAGGGAGATGGAACAGGTGGTATTGTTAAATTCACTACAAATGGTGGTGGAAATATCACATCTGCTTCAATTCAAGCAAGAGGATCTGGTTATACATATGCAAACGTACTACTAGGAAATGGCAACCTATTCAGTAATGTAGGTCTTACAACTGCGGTTGCTACTACTGCAGGATGGAAAGGTGCTCTAGAAGTTATCCTTCCACCTCTTGGCGGTCATGGTAAAGATCATGAAGCAGAATTAAATGCTAAGAGAATTATGACGAATATTCGTCTAACATACTCAGAAGGTTCAGGAGACTTCCCAGTTGATAACGATTTCCGCAGAATTGGTATTCTCAAGGACCCATATAATTATGGCACAACAACTTTCTCAACTGCTGATACACTAACTGGTCTAAAAGCAATCAAGATTACTGGTGCAACTGCAGACTTCATCCCAGACGAAAGAATTCAACAAACAGTAAGTGGTGGAACTGCTTATGGTACTGTTGTTTCTTGGACCCTCGATAGTGGTTCAACAACTGCTGGTGTTCTGAAGTATATCCAGACAAATGATGCTCATGCTGACAGCGGTGTTGTCAGAGCTTTTGCTAGCAACGGAGCAAACGCCGTTACTGGTGCTTTGTCAAGTAGTTCTGGCACTGTCAATACCGCATACGCTGGTTCACTTCTAGGTATGACTTTTGCTGCTGGTCTTGCAAATCCAGAGATCGAAAATAATTCTGGCGAGATTATCTACGTAGAAAATCGTCGTCTAATTACTCGTGCTCCAGACCAGATTGAAGATATCAAACTCGTAATCGAGTTCTGATTTATATTTTACTCCGCTAAATACTAACGATTAGATGTTTGTATTTGGCGGAGTACGATGCCACAGAAGACCAATCTCAACGTAAATCCTTATTACGAGGACTTTGATGCGAATAAGAATTTTTATAAGGTTCTTTTTCGCCCTGGTTACTCAATTCAAGGCAGAGAACTAACACAACTACAGTCTATTCTACAGAATCAGATTGAAAGTTTTGGTAAGTATGCCTTCAAACAGGGCGAAATGGTTATACCTGGAGAGGTTGGATTAAATACTAAATTAGATTATGTAAAGTTATCTTCCGTTTCTGAAGTAGCAATAAACGAAGGTAATGATATTGTTTATAAAAAGTACGACATCTCACAACTAGTTGGTCAACAAGTTGTTGGATTAACATCTGGTGTTGTAGCAACAATATTGACAACGAAAGAATCGACAGATACTTCTGTCGATACAATTTATGTAAATTATATCACAAGTGGAAATTCAAATACTGAACCAACTTTTAGACAAGGAGAAACTCTAGAGGTAGTTGACGGTGTTAATACTCCACTTCTTGTTGTAGGTACAAATGGCAGTGTTCTTCCAACAAGTATTAGTGTAATAAATCCAGATACTGGAGACGTAGCATCAGTAGAAAGTCCTGCTATGGGATTTGCATCTGCTGTTAAAGTAGAAGAGGGAATTTATTTTATTAATGGATACTTTGTTCGCAACGATGCAGAACTTTTAGTAATTGATGAATATTATGACAAACCTTCTGCTAAAATTGGATTTACTATATCAGAGACAATTGTAACTCCTGAGCAAGATAGCTCACTGTATGATAATGCAATTGGATCTTCAAACTATACTGCTCCAGGAGCACATAGATTAAAAATTGGAGTAAAGTTAACCGAGTTTGATCTTGGAGCAATTACTGACAAGAATTTTATTCAACTTCTAACAGTTTCTAGAGGAGTTGTAAAATCAAAAGTAACTCAGACAGATTATAACTTACTAGAAGAAACACTTGCAAGAAGAACTTTCGATGAAAGTGGCGACTACGTTGTAGACAATTTTGCAGTTGATGTTAGAGAATACGCACAGAAAGATGGCAATAAAGGCATCTTTTCCGCAGATGAGTTTGGATTATATAATGGATTAACATCTGCAGAATCATCTAAAAAAATGATTGCCAGTGTTGGTTCTGGTAAAGCATATGTTAAGGGATATGAAATTGTCAACAAAGAAACAAAATATCTCCCGATCAACAAAGCAAGAGAAAGTCTCAGCAGTGATAATGTAACGCTAAAGACAAAAGGATTACCAACATTTAGTGTTACGAATGTATATGGCAGTGTTCCCCTAAACAAAGAGGGTTCTGATCTCACTGCATATCCAGATGTATTTTTATATTCAACATTTAATGATGGATCTATTGGTCTTAATAATACAGAACTTCCAACCGATCACAGACAAACTTTAGATAGAAGAGGATTGATTTTTAATAGTAATGATGCTATTAAAACAATCACTATTCAAGTAACAAATACTGTTACTACGATTGCATCTATTACTGATGGAACGTTTGAAGACAAGATTGGCACACTGTACTATGTAAAAACTAGAGGCAATACTAATGCTCCAACTGCCATCGGAAGCATTAAATCTTTGTCATATGCTGTAGTCAGTAAGCCACTTGTAAATCCAAATACAGCAGTTAAATTTATAGAACTAACTGTTTTAGGTCCAAAGGACGAGTTGGAGTTGCTATTACTTGAGTATGATAATGGAGACACTAGTTTTTTACGTAAATTATATCTAACTCAAGCATCAGCTCAACTTGGAGCAAATAATAGTGAATTTGGTTTCATCGTTGATTATAGACCAACTATAACACCAGTAATTGGAAAAGTAAAGCCAAGCAATTTCTATCTCCAAAGCAGAGGATCTGGTTTCAACTCAGATTCCGATATTGTACTTTCTAGAGGTCGTTTATCTGGTGGATCATCAGCCTACAATGGCGTCTTTGGATTGTCGTATTTTGATCCATCTTTCTTCACCAAGATCACTCTAGAATCGGTGCCAACAGGTGTTGGTGCCTTTGATACTGGTAAGTATGTATTTGGTCTAGAAAGCGGCGCCTACGGCGTTGTAGAGGGGTCTCCATCAGGAGTATACACAACCAATAATCTATTGTTTGTTAAAACTCTTTCTGGAAGGTTTAAATCTGGAGAAACTATCAGAGATGAATCTGGAAGTACAGTAAAGATTGCAAAAGACAACACAATTTCACATTTTGTTGTGCAAAATAGAGGTCTTGGTTATGCAGATGGAGTGAGTATTATAATTAATGGATTGGAATACGACTCATCAAAAGTAGAGTTATTCAAAACAAATTCTGGATCGATTTATAAAGCACTCATTAACAATCGTCGTGCTGTCAATATAGAATTCTCACAACCTCCAGCAGTAAGTGTAAAGAATCCATCAGACGCAACTCCACCAAGTTCTGGCGCAGTTGTTGTTCCTATTTTATTCAGAGATACTGTAGTTACATACTCTCCACAAAATGTTAAATCTATTGGTTGTAGATATGGATCTGGAAATGCTAATGTGTTTAGTGCAGATGCTGTAGTAGATAGTAAAGTATATTCAGAGATAAAATCAGTAACAGACTTCACTTTCTTTGGCACTGCTGGATATGATTTCATTGAATCAACTAGCTTTAGTGCTGATGCTAGCACTGCAGTTACACAAGGAGATGTTGTACAATTTTCTGATGTAAATAACAATTTGGTTCGTGCAGTTGTTCAATCTGCTACTGAACCATCTGGATCTGCGAAGACGAGAATTTATTTGGATACTGTACTTCCTGGAAATGTAACAAATACAAGCATTGTTCGTCTCAGACCAGTATTAAAAAATCCCAATTCTGGAACTCTCTTGTTCCCAACTGGAAGCAAGCAGGTTGGTAAAATATCTGCTGGTGGAGATGATACAAAAATCAAGTACTATTTCCGTAGAGATTTTGTTACTACTGCTTCTGCAAGTGGAGGAACAGTTACATTTGCTGCACAACTTCCATTTGGAACACAAAGATTTGCAGCATTCACCGAAGAAAATTATGTAATTACTGTATTAGATAAGGGTGATGCTCCTGATATTGAAAATGGAGATATCATTTATATCAATTCGGATGCTGTAGAAATTTCATCCGCAACTGATACAGCTAGCGGTTTAACATCTGGCAGTATTAGTTTACAGTTACCTTCAACTTATTTTGGCACAATTCCATCGAATGGAACATTTCCAAAGTTGAAACTAACAGCAACTCTAGAAGTTAGTAACGCAAAACCAAGATTAAAGACAGCAATAAAGAATAAGAGAATTACTGTTAATTCATCTGGAGATAGAGTAGTTCCATTTAGAGGAAATGACTATGATGTAGAGACTGTTGAAATTCTTTCATATTCCGATGCATATAAGTTAAGATATGTTTATGAAGGAACCAGCACAACACCTCCCGAAGTAGATACGGCTGGCAATCTAATCTCTGGAACTGATGTTACTTCAAGATTTACATTTGATAATGGACAGAGAGATACAATCTATGATGTATCACGAATTGTTTTAAAACCAGGATTTGAACCAACAAGTGGTCAGTTATTGATTGCATTTGATTATTTCGAACATTCACAGGGAGATTTCTGCACAATTGATAGTTACTTACATGAAGCTGGTGTTGATGAATCTGAAATTCCCACATTCAATTCTTCGGTTCATGGCAATCTTGAACTCAAAAATGTTCTGGACTTTAGACCAAAGGTAGATAATCAAGCAATTATTCCTGGATTCCAAGATACATCTTCTCTTGAAGTTACTACTGGTCAGTTCTCTGGTTCTGGATCTGTAATTGCGGCAACTCCTGCTGCAGATCTTGGACTTGAGTACACATTCTCGTTCAGTCAAGTTCAGTATCTTGATAGGATTGATGGTATTTTCCTAAACAAAAAAGGTGAATTCTTCATTAAAGAAGGCAATTCATCTCTAAATCCATCCAAACCAGATAGCGTTGATGATGCGATTGCTCTTTTCTATGTTTACATTCCAGCTTATACAAAGACCAGCAATGATGTACGTTTAACTCCAGTTGATAATCGTAGATATACGATGAGAGATATTGGAAAACTTGAGAAGCGTATTGAAAGACTTGAGTACTATACAACTCTAAGCATCTTAGAGCAACAGGCATTAAATATGCAGATCAAGGATGAAATTGGACTTGATAGATTTAAGAGTGGATTTTTCGTAGATAACTTCGAATCACATAGAGTTGGCAATCTTTCATCTCTAGATTACAAGTGTGCTATTGATAGTCAACAGTCAGTATTGCGTCCACAATCAAAAGAAAACTCCGTATCCCTCAAAGAAGTCTACACAAGAGAAGATCAAAGAGCAGTTGCTGGTTATAAGAAGACTGGAAATATAATCACTCTTCCATACACAAATCTAGAATTACTTGGTAATTCTTTTGCATCCAAGACCTTAAATCCAAATCCATTTGTTGTTATCCAATATGTTGGTGATGTTAATGTTTCACCAAATATCGATCAGTGGTATGATCAGAATATTGATCCAGTTGTTGTAGATACTAATACATCTCTGTTTAACATCTTCTTAGCGAAGAGTGATTCGAAAGAGAGTTTCTCAAGTCTCTATAATTCATTTGTTGTTAATTGGGTTGGTGCAGCAACAGCGTTTACAAGCATCAATTCACTTGGAGAAGTAAATACCCAGCAAGCAACATCAGCAGTGACATCTGCTTCTGTTTCTAGTTCTTCAAATATCAGTCCACAAAATAATGATATTGGTAAGGGAGTTCAAACAAAGTCTATCAACAATAAACTAGTATCAACTTCACTTTCATTCTTCACAAGAAGCATTCCAGTAAAGTATGTCATTAGAAGACTGAAGCCAAATACAATTGTCAATGTTTTCCTTGAAGGAAGAAAGATTAATCGTTGGGTAAATCCAGATCTAAGATTTACTGGCATTGCTGGCAATTCACTGTCATCATTTAATGGAACAGTAATCACCGATGAAAATGGAAATGCTAGTGGATTAATTCTAATTCCAGCAGGAGCTCCACCAAGGGAAAATGCTACTTGGTCTGGTGATGTCAATACTGTTGATTATGATACAAGTGGAGAAGAGATCCGTTTAACGACTGGCAATCTGACATTTAGGTTTACATCTAGTGCTACAGATGCTCCAAAAGATACTGTTGATACATACGCAGAAGTTAAGTACTATGCTACTGGTATCTTACCAGAAAATCCAGTAAGTATCGTATCCACAAAACCAGCATACTTCAAGTCAAATGAAGGTGTGCAGATTATCAATAACAATACTGATAATCCACTCAGACCAAATCCACTCGCTCAAACATTCAAAGTTCAAAACTTTGATGGCGGACTATTTGTTACTGGAGTAGATCTATTCTTCTCAACTAAGAGTAATGATATTCCAGTAAAAGTCTATCTAACTGATGTTGTATCTGGAAAACCAGGAAAGAATGTAATTCCTGGAACTGAAAAAGTTTTAAATCCAAATACATTCCTGAAGTGTTATGCTAGTGGCAATGTTATTGTTACAAAGGGAGAAAATGTAACTGGCACTAAGTCTGCTGCAAGTGGACCAATCTTGAAGATTATTGATAAGAATGGAGTAGAGGTTGTACCATCTGCTTCTGGTAAATTCTCTCTCACTAATGAGCAAGTCTATACATTAGTACTCAGTAATCACAACGGAAGATCATTTGCTCAAAATGAGGATCTATCAATTCCATCAGTAACTTTAGCAAATGCCAAGGATGGAACAGATTTGAAATTGACAATTGCAAAAGATAGTGGCAGATTATCAGATATTAGAATTAAGAATACTGGTGCAAATTATGATAGTGCAATCTTAACGATTGAAAGTCCACAACTTCCTGGAGGGTCAGTTGCTACTGCTCGTATTGAAGTCTCTGGTGGAAAAATCTATAATGCAGAAATTTCACTGAGCGGATTTGGATATACTGAACCACCATCAGTTGTAGTTAAAGGAGTTGGAAATGGAGCTGGTGGTTGTGAAATTGAAACCTTCATTGAGATCGATACTCCTGCTGTTCAAATGGGTATTGCTACTGATATAGTTGGAATAACAAATTCAACAATACCAACACATTTTGCTTTTGATTATCCAGTTTATCTACAAAATGACACTGAATATGCTATGGCAGTCGAGACAGATTCCATAGATTATAAGATCTGGGCTTCTAGACTTGGAGAAGTTGATATTGCTACAAGCACCGTTATCACAACTCAACCATCTCTAGGATCTGTTTATAGATCACAAAATGTTGATGATTGGACTGAAGATATTTTTGAAGATCTCAAGTTCAAACTTTATAGAGCAGAGTTTGCTATCACAAGACCAGCAGAATTATTACTAACAAATGAAAATCTTGGTTATGAATTACTGAATGTAAATCCATTTGAAACAAATGCTGGATCTAGCACAAATGCAACCTCAAAGCTATTCAAGAACAATAACAATATTGTTAAAGTTAACCATAGAGATAATGGATTTGAGGATTCAGGAAAATCATATGTATTTTTCAGAAGTGCCGAGGAAGTCGCTGGTGTTACATCAAATATCTTGAACAATACGCTATTTAAGATCAGTAATTCTGGTATTGATACTTACAATATCACATCTTCGTCGAAGGCAACTGGAAACTCATTCGGTGGTGGAGAATCAGTTTATGCCAGCTTCAACAGAAAATTTGAGATCTTATACCCACAAATTCGCTATATCACCGTGACTGGAACAAAGATTGAATCTTCTGTTAAGACTACCAATATTATTCCAGTAGATTCCAAGACAACAAATTATGTTTCATATTCACAGACAGATGATTATGAAAAGACATTCTTGAATGAACCACATTATTTTGCTAATCAAAAAATGATGGCATCAAGGATTAATGAATCTCTCAATAATCTCACAAGATCATTAACTTATAAGATTGCTTTGACATCGGAAAAATCTTATCTATCACCAGTCATAGATATTTCCACTGCCTCTATAAAGAGTAGCACAAATAGAATTGAAAATGCTAGTGGTCAAGAGGATAGATTTGGAAGAAGAGATCAACTAATTGAATTCTACCCAGTATATCAGTTCCAACTTGTTGATAATGGATCGACGCAAATTCAATCTAATCAAACGATCCAAGGATATAACACCAAAGCTACTGGAACTATTGCTCGTGTCGTTGGAAATGTAGTTTATGTAAGAGTTAAAACAACTCAATTCTTTGAAAGAGGTGAAAGAGTTATTCTTGGAAATCAGCAAGGATTAACAGAAAATGTTGATGGAGTAATTCTACCAAAGGTCAAGATTAATAGCAACCCATCACAAGTATTTGTAAGTATAGCAGATGCTTCTACAATAGTTGCTCGCAATCCATCGTCTATCCTACAGACATATGATAATATCATTACTGGCAAGACTGTTATTTGGAATAATAAAACTCAGGAGTTAGTTGTCCGTACTGATATTCAACCAATTATTGATGATTTCAATTCCAGAATTATTGATAACGCTGTATTCAATAGAAATGCAGTAGTGATCGATCAAATTGCCGACATCTTTAGAATTGGTGATTTTATTAAGTATCCAAATCAACCAGATGCAGAAGCATCATATTGGGAGATTGGTAAGGTTTCTTATAGAAATGGTATTGATTTTGTTTCTGATGATACATCGAAGAATAGTTCTTCTGTTGCAAAATATGTAACAAAAGAGGTTTCTATCAATAGTCCAGCTACTTCAATTGATGTTCGCCTAACCGCAAATGTCAAGGATGTTCAAAGTGTTCAAGTTCTTTACCGTTACAAGAAAGCATCCAGTCAAGAAAACTTTGAAGATATTGATTGGATCTACTTTAATCAGGATGGACAACCAGATACACTAGAGATTGCTACTAGCGAAAATACCATTTCTTCAACTACAGAGAAGCAATCTTCTTATCAGGAGTTTAAGTATAGTGTTTCCAATCTTCCAGAATTTTCGTCGTTTGCTGTAAAGATTGTCATGAAGTCAGTTGATCCAGCATACGTTCCCAAAATTCAAGATATTCGTGCAGTAGCATCCTTCTGATTTCCGCATATGGATTATATCAAAGTTAGTGGGCATGATGGTCTCGTGAGGGATGAAAACACAGGCGCCATCTTGAATTTGGACGATTCTGCGATAGAAGCAAGGCGCAAATCAAAACACCTTGGTTCCGCATTAGAAGACATAAATATGTTGAAGAATGAAATCTCTGAAATCAAGTCCCTACTGCAAGAGTTAATAAAACATGGCAATACTTAGAAACGTTGCTAGAACAGATACCTTTGAGCAACAAAGGGTAAAAATTAATGAAATTGCTTCTGACCTGTTTACGGTTCAGACAAGCGTTGGTGCTGGCGCATTTAGTATGAGTGATGGCACTGTTCAAGCGCCAGCGTTATTCTTTACCAATGCTAATGATGTAGGTATTTTCAGAGGTGGTCCAAAATCATTATATATTGCTGCAGAAGGAAAATCTGTAGCTTCTTTTGATAAGTCATATCTCACATCTTTGCAGAATTTTAGAACTTTGGTTTCTGCAATTCCAACTGGAGATGGTGGAATTACACTAAGTAACGGAGGTTCATTATATTACGGAGGAACTTTTTCCAGTGTTCCATTAACAGGTGGATCTGGAAATGGAGCAAAAGCTACCTTAACAGTAATTCCAATTGTAGGAACTATTACTAATGGTGGAACTGGGTATGTTGGTGGTAGTTATGTAGACGTTCCCCTCATCAATGGTTCTGGATCTGGAGCAAAAGCGATTATAACTGTTTCTCCATTTACAGGAAGTATTCAACGAGGTGGAGCTGGTGGAGATATTGGTCAAAATCAAACACAAATTTTCACTAATGTTTCACTAACTGGTGGTTTTGGAAATGGAATGAGAGCCGACATTACTGTTGGTGTTGCTGGTCCTGTTACTGCTGTTACTGGAGTTAGTATAATCAATCAGGGTTCTGGTTATCAAACTGGAGATGTTCTGAGTGCTGTACCAAACACAATTGGTGGTGTTACTGGATTTCAATATGTAATTAATGGTGTTGGTAACGTATCTGCTATTAGTGTTTTGAATGGTGGCAATAACTTATATACAGTAGGAAATACTCTATCCGTAAATAATTCTAGTTTAGGTGGTAGTGGTTCTGGATTTGTATTTACTATTACTGGCGTAGGTCAAGTAACAAATGCAGTAATTTCGGATGGTGGGGATGGTTACTTAACGAATGATGTTCTATCAGTAAATAATACCGAATTTGCGGCTACTGATACTTATTATGTTAAGATGTATCTAACTCAATTATTGACATTTAGTGGTACATTACCAACAACAAATTTTGATGTTGGACAGACATTAACATACAACGGTTTATCAAAAACAATTGTAAAGAAATACACGTCTGGAAGTAATATAGAAGCAGTAATTATTCAGGTAGATGCCAATAATTTAGATTATAGTCCAGGTCTTAGTGCAACATGTAATGGTTCAACTGCCGCTGTAGCTTCAATACAGACTGCTTTAAATTATTATTTTACTGAGCCGAATGCATCTTCTACATCACCTTACACAAATCTTCCAAATTTCACCTTTAAGAAAAACAGAAGATATATTTTCAATCAACAAGATTTTAGTAATAACACACACCCATTAAGGTTCAGTACGACTAGAGACGGATGGCATACTGTTATTAGCGGAGAAGGAGCACAACGAGTTTTTGGTGAAGAATATAACGGTCCAGAAGTAAATTATGAGTATGGTGCAAATATTATTTCAATCGTTCCAAGTGATGACACCCCAACAACATTATATTATTATTGCGGAAACGGTAATGATTTAGCACACCTAGATGAAGGTGGTTATAATAATAGAGAGGCAGTTATCACTATTAGTGGCAGTGATCCAGTAAGTGGTAGTGGTCTACAGATTACTGTTGGAACAATCAATACTGCCAGTAATATTGTATTAAACAGAGATGGTTCTGCTACTTTAGGGAGTTTGACCTCAGGACCTGGAACTTTTACTGGTGCGGTGTCAGCAGCATCTCTATCTACAGCAGGTAATTTTTCAGTAAATAATACAAAATTTACTATTGCTTCATCAACTGGTGATACTTATATTGATGGTGGATTGACAGTAAATGGAGAATTGGCATTCCTTGGTGATGCTTCTTTAGGATCTACTCTATATGTTGATTCTGTAAATAATAAAGTATCCATCAATAGAGATCCAGCAGTAACTGCTTTAACATATGATTTGGAGATTGTTGGTAGTTTATATAATGATGGCGACGTTGTTTTAGCAGAGACTGCACTATCGTCAGCAATTATTGGAGATGTCGCAAATATTTCTGGTACTCCAAAACTTGGAGTTGATGGAAGCATTTATTCCGATGGTTCTTTCCTAGGAAATCCAACAGGAAACATTAAAATTCCTGCATATAGTTTTGATTCAAATACCAGATATGGATTATCATTCAATCCAACAAATTCCACATTATCCATCGCCACTGGTAGCGGAGAAACGGTAAGATATGGAGACTTATTAACATCTTTCTATAGAAATATTGATTTTGTAAATACAACTATTACCTCAACAACTCTTGTTAATGGTGCTGGATACACAAATGGTTCTTATTCTGGATTGCAACCAACTGGTGGAACAGGTACTGGATTAACTGTAAATGCTATTGTTGCTTTTAGAGTTAATATACCAACTGCTGGTGCTGGTTATACACCTGGAACATATGATAATGTGCCACTAACTGGTGGTGATGGAACTGGAGCACAAGCTACTATTGTGATTGGACCTTCTGGTGGAGTAACCGAAGTTATTGTCACAAATGCTGGTAATGGATTATATGCTGTAGGTAACTCATTAGCGTTTGCATATACTTCTCTCACTACAATTGTTGGTGGATCACCTGTAACATCAACTGTTCCAACAACCGTTGCTTCTCTATCGGTTTCTGTTTTGGGAGCAGTAACTAAGGTAACAATCACTGACAGTGGTGATGGATATGTTACTGGAGATGAATTGACTGTTACTCCACCAGGAACACCAACAATAGTATCAAAAATAACTATTGGAACTACAACTAATTCTATAACTGCTGGTGTTAATAAATCTACTGGAACAATTACAGCTCAATCTATCAATACTCTAGGTTCTGGTATTCTCGTAGATAACAACCTATCTATCGATGGCGTTACAATATCTTCTACACAGAATGAAGATATTGTCATTGCTCCTGGTGCTTCATCTAAGATCCTTTCCGTTTCTGGAACTGGTGGTGTAAAACTCCCAGTTGGAAACTCTACTAATAGACCTTCTGCTTCTACTGCTGGTATTGTTAGATATAACAATCAAACATCACAGTACGAGGGTTCGAATGGTGTAAACTTCATCTCTCTAGGTGGAGTAAGAGACGTTGATGGAAATACGTATATTATCGCTGAAGAGACTGTAGGTGCTAATGACAATATCTTATACTTCTTCAACGATAATTATAACTCAGCAAGATTAAACAGAACAGAGTTAGAACTAACAACTGCCAACAAAATTTCTTCTAAAGATACGGATGGCAAGTTTGTATGGAAGGCAAATACAGCATATCTTCTAAATGCATATGTTTATTATGGCGATAACATTTATAAGGTAACCACTGCTGGCATAACTTCAACACAAGCACCAACACACACATCTGGATCAGTTACCGATGGAACTGCAGTTCTTGAATATTACAGCGATGCATATGCAAATCTTGAGATAAGAGCAGATGAAGTAAAGATTGGAATTAGATTAAACGTAAATGACAAACTTGCTTTATATTCATATAACACAAGTAATCTAATTTTTGAAAATCAAGTTGATAATTTCCAGTTTGCGTTTGGAAATATTATTGGAGTACCAGATACTTTCCTAACATTAGATACTGCTGGCACTCTAAAGATCAACAGAAATTATGATACATCTGGTCCAACAGATAATCAAATTATTTTAGACAAAACACTCAAGTATATTGAATTGGATGATGTTATTTTATCAACTGCAGATTCAACTTTAGTAAAAGGAATTACTAACACAGGTGCTGCAATTGTTTATAACTCAACCACGCATAAAGGAGCTAAAGTTGTTGCAGTTGCTGATAATATCACAACTGGTGATAGACATATTGTTGAATACAATGTCATTCACAAAAACTCAAATATATATGTTAATGAATATGGCAATTTAGATACTGGAACAGAGCAGTTCTCAGCAGCATTTGATTTTGATGGATCTGGTAATGTTAGAGTAACTTATACAGTATCTGACGCCGTTGCCTCTGGTAACAATATTGTGATCACTACTACCAAAACTCAAATCAAGAAGTAATAAAAGATGGCAACTACTATCAAGACTTTTAACTCAGAAGGTGGGTTTGGTGTAAATCAAGTCACACTTGTTACCAATAAATTAGATCTCCAAAATGTCAACACTTTCAGTTTAAAAAATTCAAACTATGCAGATGCTACTAGAACTGATTACATCCTTCGTGGATTGAATACAGCAGTTCTAACTTTAGATGGGACTTTTCCTATCATATTAGGATCAAATACTATCAATTTTATTACTGGATATATTGTTGCTGTAAATCCCACTGGATCAGGGCACTATTCTGTAAAGTTAGAATCGGCAGTAACTTGTGATACAAATGGTGACGTTCAAGTTCTATCAGAACTATTCACTACTATTAAAGACAGTATCCCTAGTTTGGAAACATGGACTGTTTCCAGTTACGATGCTGGATCACCAAATCAATTTAGTTATACCACATCAAGAGGTGGTACAACTGACACTATTAAATGGATTGCTAATACTCAAGTTGTGTCAGTTTCCTGGTCCTGATACTAAATAAAATAGAAGAAAAAGAACTCCTAGAGGCACTGCGATAAAATGAGTTTAGAATTTAATGCTGATAAGCAGATAATCAAATCAACAAATCCTCGTATTATTGGTAGTGGAGACTTTACTATTAGATCAGGCAGTGGTTCTGATGAAAAGGAAGTCTTTAGGGTTCAACTAGATAATACCACAAAACTTCCCCGTATTGGTGTCAATAGAACTGGGGAAAAAATTGAGAAAATTTTAATCAATCAGGGTTTTAATGGAAGTGGATATACCACACAACCATCTGTATTAATTGATCCACCAAGTCTTCCTGGTGGTATTCAGGCACAAGCTTCTGCTATTATTTCAGCTGGATCGGTAGTTGCTATTATTGTTGATAACGTTGGTTCTGGTTATACTTCTGCTCCTTCCGTAACTATTACTGGAGGTAATGGTAATGGAGCAGCTGCTACAGCGTATCTTGATACTGTAGATTATGAACTAGATGTTAATGGTGCTATTCGTACATCTACTTCTATTATTTCTGATACTGCAAGAATTTTAAACCTTGATATCGATAACTTTGTAACCGCTGATGCTAAGTTTCGTGCTCCTTCATTAAAGACTTACGCAAATAATACTGGCACTTTATGGGCCTCATCAACATCCGTAAGTATCAATTCAACTTTATATTTTGGTAATAACATTTACCAAGCATTAAATACTGGTCTGAGTGGAAGTGTGCCACCAACTCATTCAGATGGCATAGTTTCAAATGGTACAGTAAGTCTCAAGCATATTGGTTATAGAGTATCAAGTCCTCTACTTAAAGGATATAATGAGGATATGAGTTATCCTCGTTCAATTACTCCACCTTTTGGAGATGATTCCGATAAAATCGCTACCACAGAATACGTTTTAAACCTTGCTACAAATGACGTTGGTGGTCGTGTTTATGTTTCTGCTGAGATTGGTAACGATTCAAATAATGGCAGATCTGCTGCTGCTCCTGTAAGAACAATCAAGAGAGCATGTCAGATTGCTTCCCAGACAAAAGGAATTAAAGAAACGGTTGTTGTTTCTGGTGGTGAATATGTAGAAGATAACCCAATTTCCATTCCAGCAGATTGTTCAGTTGTTGGTGACTCACTTCGTATTGTTATTGTTCGTCCGAACAATCCGAACAAACACATGTTCAAGTTTGCGGACAAGAACTATATTTCTGGTTTGACATTTAGAGATAAGATTGATAGTAATGGAGATCCTATTGCTACTTGGAAATATGCTTGTGTATTTGACGACAAGCAAAGAATTTATTATGATCCAGCGTCTGGTGGAGATTTCAAGAGAAGTTTTCCAATCGGACATCAGATTTTTGGACCAGCAAAAATTAGAGTTACTTTCCAAACAAACACAGGTGGTACAGCAATTGCTGAAAACGAATATGTAACTGGTGTTAACACTGGAGCAGTTGGTTTAGTTACGGCAAGAACATTTACATCTGGAACTGTAAGTGGAACTGTTGATGTTAGAGTTCTAAGTGGTTCTTTCCAAACTGGTGAAACATTTACATATCCTGGTGATGGTGCAAGATCTTGGCAAGCAAATACTGTTTATACTTTAAACACTATTATCTACAATGCCAATAATGTTTATTCAGTAACTACTGCAGGTACTTCTGGTTCAACTTCACCAACTCATACAACTGGAGCAGAGGCTAACGGAACTGCTACTTTAACTTGGATCCGCAACGTATATAACTTAATTGCTGTTCAAGTTGAATCAATTAGAGCGGAAGGTGAAGTTGTAGATCATATTACAGATTTAACTACCACACTACCAATTACAAGAGTAGATGGATCACTACAAGCAGATCCAGCAACTGGTGGTATTGTTTTATATACCAATCCATTAGTTGGAAGAAACAATTTTCATAACTTTAAAGAAAATCAAGAAATTGAAATTTCTGGGTTACCAACATCTACCCCAGATCTTTCATCTCTAAATGGTAAGCAAAGAGTTTTCAAAATTATTCGTGATGCGGATGGAAGATCCAGACGTATTGTTCTATACAAACAACTAGCAGCATTTACAGATGTCAACTATATTCCAGTAAATGCCAGTGTAAAATCAGCAAATAATTATATTACACTATCGCTACTAAACTCTCCAAACAAGTTTCCACTGCCAAACTTTGTTTTAAGACGTTATCAGGATGCTTGTAATCTAATCAGAAATAATATTGACTTCATTAAAGATGAAGCATATTTACAAATACAAGATGAGTTTAGCCCCAACTTCTCAATCACTTCAATTCAAACAACATCTGGTACTGGTGGTGATGCTGGATATGTAATTTTTAGAGTTACAACAACTGGCAATCATGGTTTCTATCTTAATGATACGGTTTCCATTTTCAAAAATGGTTTAACCAATAATATTAACGGAACATTTACTGTAACTAATAGAGTAAGTGCAACAGCATTTGAAGTAAAATGGTTGGGTGTTATTGGAACACTTGGTTTAACTTCAGGAACAATTTACACCACATCATCAACTCCAGCTCTATCTGCGAGTGCTTACGTTCAAAGATCATTTAGTGTACCAAACGAAGCAAAGTGTCGTAGAGATATTGGACACGTGGTAAATGCCATCATCATGGATCTTGAGTATGGTGGAAACTATAATGTTATTGAAGCTGCTAAAACTTATGTAACTGGTACTCAGATTGGATACGTTAGCAACGAAATTGCCGAAACAGTTAGATCAGTTGAGATTGTACGCCAACTTTGTATTCTTGCGATGCGTCGTTGGAGAACTGGAAATGGACAAATAGCAGATCCTCTGTACACTCCAGTTTACTCTAATGTAGCACGTTATTTTGATACATCAGTAGTACAGGATACATCAAGTCCAGCATGTAATGATGTTGCTTCTGCAATCACAACGCTTGCTTACGTTTATACAGATACATTATCAAATAACGCAACTGGAACTCAATTAGATGCAGGATATTTAATTTCCAGAAACGCAGACTTTATTGCTTCAGAAGCACTTGGATATGCCAAGGCACTTTATCCTGCGCTTGGATTAACTACAGATCAAGAAAGAAAGTGCAAGAGAGATATTAGATATGTTCTTGCTGGATTAAGAAGAGACCTTATCTTAGGTGGCAATGCTGGTATTGTAACCGCTGCAGAATCATATTTTACTGGAACAGAACTTACTGGCATTCCTTCTGCTGAGTTAACAGCAACTCGTTACGCATTCACTAAAGTCAAAGAGCTAGCACAACTAGCGATGCGTAATTGGAAAACGGGTGCTAATGGAACAGGAGCAACATATACTCCAACTTACGAAACATCAATTTCATTATTTACAGATGCAACAATTCTGGTAGATCCAGCAACTTCAAAGTGTGCTGGTATTCTCAGCGCAATTGATACTGAGATGACACTATTGGATGGTATCCTTGCTGGAACTACAGTTGCAGGAACTACCACAAAAACATATGGCACCCTATATTCCCCAACGATTACATATCCAGATGGTGCTTTATATGATGCTGACAATAAGTATATTACTCCACGAGGAGTATGGGATGATCTGCCAGCAATTGAAGCATCGCCATATATTCAAAACGCTTCAGTTATCTCATTCTTAGGTGGTGGTGGTTGTGAAATTGATGGAGATAAGGTAACTCAACCAAACTCACCATTTGCAGGATTAGAACTTAATGGTGCAGCATCTTATCCAAACCAGGGCAAATCCATGGTTGCTGCTCAGTTCACCATTGTTTCGTTTGGTGGAACAGGATACAGAGTAGTCAACGATGGTTACTGCCAGTTGGTTTCCGTATTCGTTCTATTCTGTGCTGATGGTGTTTATGCTGATAGTGGTGGTTATGCTTCTGTTACCAACGCTGCTACCAACTTTGGTATCTATGCTCTAAGAGCTCGTGGATATAGAAAAGATCCATACACATTTGATATTGGAACCATTACTAATATCACCACATCTGTTACAGGAAAAACAGAAATTACTGTTAGTGGATTAGGTAGAAGACCATTTGAACATTACGTTGTTAAGGTTGATGGTTATACTAACACAAACACTAACATTGAATACTTTGTCGAATCTGTAAGAAACGTAACTGTTGGTCCTCCTTTCACAGCAACAATTGTTCTAAATGAAGGAACAGATTTCACGAAGATATCTACAGGAACTCCAGTAGGCAATTCGAATGGAGAGTTTGTTGGTAAGACAATTAAACTACACAGACCTTCGATTGTTAACTCATCTGGTCACACTTGGGAATTTGCTGGATCTGGCACAAACTACAATGCTCTACCAGAAAACGGTGGTATTAAGATTGAAGCATACGAACAGGTTTCGGAAAACTATGGTCGTGTTTATACCTCTGGTACTGATGAACTTGGAGACTTCAAAGTAGGTTACTTTGCTCGTATTGAAAACAGAACTGGTGCTATTACCTTCACAGGTACTGTTACCATCTCGGAAGTTGAATTCCTAAAACTAAAAGGTGGTGACGTTGTTGTTACTGGTTTCGATGCTTCTAATACTCTTGGTGGTGCTTTTGCTACTGACTCCAAACTACCCACGCAGAAGGCAGTTAAGGATTATATCTCGAATAACCTTGGACCATACATCAACAAGCCATATTCCACTAATGCCGTCCCTAGGGCGCTTGTAGAACTCACAGACAGCGGTAAGATCTCTATTGACCAGATCCCTGCACTAAGACCTTTCAACGTCTTCACAGTGGCAAATCAGGCGGCTCGTCTTGCGTTAGAGGGAGCACTTGCTGGTGACATTGCTATTCAATCCGATACAACTACATCATATATTCTCAATAATGACCTAACCAGTTTGTATCTTGGTTTCCCAGTAGATACTGCTTTAGTATTCAATACTGGAAATATCTTTACTGGTTCTGGATCAGGTGGTCAAATTCAAGCAACAGAATACAGACAAGGTGTTGTCTGGAAGATTAACATTACCAATCCTGGTTCTGGTTATACTGTTGCACCAAATATTGTTATCTCTGGTGGCAATCCTCAAGGTGGTGCAGTATCAGCAACTGCTACTTGTACGATTGCTAACGGTCAAGTTGTTTCTGTAACAATCACGGAAAACAATGGTTATATTGGTGGTACAGGATACACAACACAACCATCAGTTATCTTCACTGGTCCTGGTGGTGCTGGTATTACTGCTACTGCTTCTGCTCTGATTGAAAATAGATTGTATGGTGATATCGTCAACAACATCAAGATTGTTGACACAGATACAGTTACTTCAAATAATACTCCAACTGGAACTGTTGTTGATATCTCAAGAGTTGTCAATACTTCATCGAAGATAAATGGCAACTGGGTATCTCTATCATCCAACCAAATCTCAGCCGATGCGATTACTTCTGGTGTTATTGCTACGACCCGTCTGGCACAAAACTCATCAGAAGCAAACTCATTTACTTTCCTTAGAGGCGATCAAGCTTATGCACCAGTCCTCCAATCACTAAAAGGAACTGAAACAAGATACTTTGCCAAGTTGAATAATGCTGTTTCCTCTGGATCAAGCACATTCGTATTCACAACAAACGCAAATGTTCTCAAGGGTCATGGAATTGTCAGTGACGTTACTGGCATTCCATCAGGAACATTAGTTAATTCTGTTGTAACTGCTGCTGGATTTACCACGGTTCAATTGAATAACCCAGTAACAGCAAATATTTCTGCTGCTACAATTATCCAGTTTACACGTCCAGCATCACCACTAATTATCGATGCTGCTTATACAGTAGGAAACTTTGTTGATAGTGTTGTTATTGCTAATGGTGGCAGTGGATTTACAAATGGTTCTTACTTCGACGTTTCATTGTCGGGCGGAACTGGAACTGGTCTGAAAGCTAACATCATTGTTTCTGGTAATGCAGTAACTACAATTACTGTAACGAATGGTGGTGTCAATTACAATGCTGACTTTAGCGTTACTTCAGCACCATCTATTATTGGTTCTGGATCTGGTCTAGTTCTTCTAGCAAAAACAGCTACGACTAATAAGAACTATGCTAATGCTGCAGTTGATATCAGGAGAGTTGATGATCTAACTATATCTGCTGACCCATATGGAACAGCAGGTATTTGCCGTTTCCAAAAGTCACAGTTTACTCTAGGTGCTGCTGGCAACGGATCAGTAACACTCAAGACTGGTGCTGATAGTGGATTGGATGCTGACTTGCTTGATGGCGCACAAGGCGCTTATTACTTGAATGCTAGCAATCTAAATGCTGGTACTCTGTCAGTTGATCGTCTTGCTGGAACATACAACATCTCCATCTCAGGTCAGTCTGGTAACACATTACGTCTGATTACCTCTACAAATAACCCAACATCTTCACCTTCCCCAAGCGCATTTGCTGAAGGTATTATTGCTGACACTAGAAACAATACTTCAGATAGTTTGGAAGATGGTGGAACCAGACACCTCGTTCTCACACTAAGGAATGGATCGTCTGGTTTCGATGCTACTTTTGGTGGCGTAAGGCAACTTGCCTTCACTGACAACAACAATATGTGGCTCCGTGGTTCTGGAACTGGAGTTACTACATTTGGTTCCTGGGCTAAAGTCTGGACCGATCTAAATGATGGTTCTGGAACTGGTTTGGATGCTGACAAACTTGATGGTCGCCAAGGAGCATTCTACCAAAATGCTTATAATATAAACGCTGGCACTATTAGTGATAATCGCTTACCATCATACGCTACTCAAAAGAGTTTCAATAATAGCGTAAAAGTTCTAACAACGACCAATAATCCTTATTATGACATTTACGTTACTGGTTTTGTATTGACAGCATCTCCATTCCTTGCTGGTCAAAACGTAAACCTATATGATGTCAACTCACAAGGAACTGGAACCATCCTCATCACCAATGTAATTACATATAATGATGCTGATGATATGATGGATTATAGCATCATTACTGGTGTTCTAACTACTGGTACATTTAATGGTGCTCAGACAATTGGTACTGCATCAAACAGAGTTGCTTTCCAAGACTATAGCCTAAACTCAAGTGGAACCTTTGAAACGGCATCACTTGTCAGCAGTACTGGAACTGCTCTACTAAAACTTGGTAGAAAGGATGGCACTGCATCATCCCCTGCTATCTACTTCAGCAGCAGCTCTTCAGCAGCATCCAACTATAACGTTGCTATGGTTGCTTCGGGTGGTAGCAATACTGATGGTAGTGGTAACCTCAACATTGTTGCTGGTAATGCAAGTGCAGTAACGATCAACAACAACGCTATCTGGAACGCTGGTAACCTAACTCCAGCAACCAACAACGTTGCGAATACCGTTGTTCTCCGTGATGCTTCTGGTAACTTCGCTGCTGGCACAATCACCGCTAGCGTTACTGGTGCTGCTTCTCTCAACGTATTGAAAGCAGGCGATACGATGACAGGTCAGTTGAAGATTGCCTTTAACAGTGGTCTAGGCATTAGCGAGACTGGCGGAAATGGAGCAAGATTAACAATTACTTCATCTTCTGCTGGATCTATTCTAAATGTTGTTGATAACTCAGCACTTATTTTCCAAACAGATAGTGGTGTAGAGCAAGGTAGATTTAGAAATAATGCTGCTGGAGGCGGATTATTAGTCAATACTGCTCTTCGTTTGGTAAATGGTAATATTACACAGGCACAAACTGGAACAACTGCTATTGATAATAGCTTTACTTCAGGTAGTAATCCACAAGCATGGAGAATGATTATTCCAGATAATGC